GCCCTGGTGCCCAAGCCGGCCCGGCTTGCGCCGCAGCACCGCCCCATCGTGCACCTGCTGCCCGGTGGCGTGCGCATTGGTGGTGACGCGCTGCTGCGCCGCCTGATGCCGCTGGTGGCCCCCGCGCTGATGGACTTCAAAGCCCAGAAGGACGTTGCCCATGCAGAAGCCCGCATTGCCGCAGCCGCAGCCCTGGCCGCCGCGGCGCCAGCAGCCCCCGGCGCCCCGGCCGGCCCCGCCACTGGCGCCCCGGCCAGCCCAGCAGGCGCTGCCGCTGGAGCCCAGCGCCGACGAGGTGCTGGCCGAGGTGCAGCGCATCTGGCTGGCGCGGCCGTTTTTCAGGCGGCGGTTTGCCAGCTTGGCCGATTTGCTGAGCTGCCCACAGCGCCGGCATGTGCTGACGGTGTGCGCCCGGCAGGCGCTGCTGTGCCGGGCACGCCGGCTGGCGGGGTAGCGTCGTGATTGCCCTGCTGCCTGAACCCGACCCCGCCGGCCCGCGCAACGGCCGCCTGGCCACCTTTGCGGTGGCTGCCGTGTGGGGCCTGGGCCTGCTGTGCCTGGGCGGCTGGCTGGACGCTGGCCACCCCGCCGACCACACCGCCGACCACACCGCCGCCGTGGCCAGCGTGCCCGGCACCTGCCCAGCGCCCCCCGCGCCCTGACTCCCACCCCTTCACGCCCGATTGGAGAACCCCATGGACATGCTCAAACGCTACCTGACCGAGACCGAGCAGCGCGCGCTGCTGATGGCTGCCAAGGGCAGCGCCGACCCGCTGGCCCAGCGCGATTACTGGTGGATGCGCCTGATGGTGGAGACCGGCGCCCGCGTCAGCGAGCTGGCCAGCTTCACCGCCCTGCAGGCTGAGCAGGCGCTGGCCCATGGCTGGCTGGTGGTGGCGCCTCATCAGCGCAAGGCCAACAGCAAGGGCCAGCGCCGGGGCCACAGCTACCTGGTGACCGAGCCGGTGCGCCAGGCGCTGGAGCAGCTGCTGCGCCTGCAGCGCATGCAGGCCAGCCCGATGGATGCGGTGGTGCAGCCCCCGCTGATCTGGGGCCGCCAGGGCGCGGCGCTGAGCGTGCGCAGCTACCAGGCGCGCATTGCGGTGTGGGCTGGCCTGGCCAGCCTGCAGCTGAAGGTGAGCCCGCACTGGCTGCGCCACACCCGGGGGGTGAACATCATCCGCCGCAGCCGGGCGGCCAACCCGCTGAAGGTGGCGCAGCAGGCGTTGGGCCATGCCAGCCTGGCCAGCACCGGCCTGTACACCCAGCTGTGCCGTGAAGAGTATGTGCAGGCCCTGCACGCCACCGCCGGCGGCCGCACGCCGCGCAAGGTGGCCGAGCAGCTGGCCGCCACGCTGGCCAAGGCCGGGGGGCAGTGATGGCCAGCAGCATGGACACGATGCTGTCGCTGAGCCGGCTTTGGAACGTGGCGCAGGGAGACACGGGGCAGAGCGGGGTGTGTGCGCGCTTTCTGCTGGGGCTGTACAACGGCGCCCGATTCGTCTTCAACCTGACTGACCTGCGCCGGCTGGACAGCGACCTGCTGCGCGCTGCCTTCGACGTGCTGGGCGCCGATGCCAAGCACGCACTGGCCGGTGAGGTGCACGATGTGCTGAACAAGGCCTACGGCCGCACCGACTTTGGCCACCGGCTGGAGCACATGGCCCACCTGTGGGGCTGCAAGGGTGCCTGCACCAGGGCCAACCTGCCCACTGCTGGCCGTGCGCCGCTGCTGCTGAAGCTGCCCGACCGCCTGCCCGCGCCTGCCTGCCTGCCGGTGCCGCCGGCTGACCGCGCCAACACGCCGGGGGCCCCATGGACTGGCGCGTGACGCACATGGACATGCAGCGCCGGCGCCATTGCCTGGTGCTGGCGGGCTGCACCGGCGCGCAGGCGGCCGAGACGGCGGTGGCGATCTACGGTGATGCGCTGTACCTGGCCACGATCCGCCTGCGCGCCACTGACCGGCTGCCCCCGCGCCCGCTGTTCCGCCCGCTGGGGCTGGCGCTGGCCCGGCAGGGCAGGGGGGCTGCCTGATGCCCAGCCGCTGCGCGCAAGAGATCACACGCCGGCTGGCGGCCCACGGCGGCTGGATGGGCCGCGGCGAGCTGGCCCACGGCCTGGGCTGGCACGACAGCGTGGTCGACGACGAGCTGGCCGACCTGGTGGTGGCGGGCACGCTGCTGTTCAACGCCCGGGGGCGCGAGTACCGGCTGGGCGGCACCCTGTGGGCCCGGCGCGCCATGCGCGACCTGGTGCGTACCAGCAACTGCCGCCGCGCTGCGGTAATGGGTCAGACCAAGCCGGGGTTGAAGCAGTTCAGCGTTGGCCTGGCTGAGCGGGTGCCGGCTGCGGTAGCGCCCGATGGCACCACCACCGACGAGCTGCTGGTGATGGCAGAGCTGGAGATCCCCTATGAAGACCTGGCCGGCTGGGAGCGCGCGGCGCACTGGGTGGCCGGCTGGGCGCGGCCCGACCCTTCGAGCACTGTATGAGCGGGGTGGCATGCATGCAGGCAATGGGAGACACGATGCAGATCTACCAAGTGCAGGTGTTGGGGCAGCAGGCCCTGGCGTTGCTGCTGGAGCGCCGGGCTGACGGCGGGCTGACTACCGGTGCGCTGGCTGTGGCGCTGGCGGTGCCGTTCTGGGTGGCCGATGTGGTGATGGACAGCCTGCAGGAGCAGGGCGACGCGCTGCACGGCCCGCAAGGCTGGCGCCTGACCTGCAGCGCCACGCTGGCCCTGGCGTTGAGCCTGCCGGCCACCTTGCGGGCCAGCAGCCCGGGCGGTGCGGCATGACGGACAGCGCGCAGTACCGCTGCCAGGCGGTGGGCTGCCAGCGCCTGGTGCGCCGTGGCCACCTGATGTGCGTGGACCACTGGCGCATGGTGCCGGCGCCGCTGCAGCGCGCGGTGTGGGCTGCCTGGAAGCAGCAGCGGGCGGTGAACAGCGTTGCCGCGCTGAAGGCCTACCTGGACGCGAAGCAGGCCGCAGTGCAGGCGGTGGCGCAGAAGCAGCGCGCCAGGCTGGCCAGGGCTGAAGCGAGCACACCGCCGCTTTTCTAGCCGCACCGGCGCAGCACCCCGAACAACCCGACCGCCGGCCACGGCGGCAGCACCGACCCCGAAACAACCACCCATGACGAACAACAGACCATCACTGGCCGACGAGATCAACGCACGGGTGGATTGCGAGGATCTGGCCATCAAGCTGGGGCTGGTGCGCCCTGGCGACAGGGGCAACTTCAAGAGCCCGCACCACGCGGACAAGATGCCCAGCCTGAGCTGCTACAAGAAGGACGGGCGCAGCTACTTCAAGGACTTCAGCACCGACCTGGGCGGCGGCCCTGTGGACCTGTACATGCATGTGCAGGGATGCGACTTCATCACCGCGGCCAAGGCGCTGGGAGAGCTGTACCGCATCAGCGTGGAGCGGCCGGCCCAGCATGGCCAGCCGGCCGAGCGGCGCGAGAAAACCCGCGCCGAGTGGATTGCCGACAACTGCCTGGCCAACGTGCGCGACCCGGGCAAGCGCGCCCAGGTGGTGGGCTACCTGACGGGCCGTGGCATCAGCGAGAAGGCGGTGGCGCACGCGATCGACCGGGGCACGCTGGGGCTGAACGACTACGTGAACCCGAAGTTCGCGCCCGGCGAGATCAACCACGGCGGGCCGGCGGTGGCCACCATCGTGCGCACGCCTGACACGCACCAGGTGCTGGCGGTGGACATGCGCTTCATCGACCCGGCGCTGAACGGCGGCCTGAAGACGCAGAGCCAGGGTGAGAAGGTGGGCGCCCCGTGGTGCAGCGACTGGCGCCGCTTTGCCAGCGCGCGCCGGGTGTACGTGGTGGAGAGCGCGACCAACGCGCTGAGCATCGACACCTGCGCGATGCCGGGCACTGCGGCGGTGGCCACCCGGGGCACGGGCAGTGTGGCGGGGATGGACTGGCGGTTGTTCATCGGCAAGCAGGTGGTGCTGGCGTTCGACAACGACAAGCCGATTGAGCATGGCCCCAAGGCGGGCTACTGCGCTGGCATGCAGGCGGCCTGGGCTGCGCATGAGGCGCTGATGGGCCTGGACGTGCCGGCGCTGATGGTGGACATGGAAGACTGGCTGGACGACGCTGAGGAGCCGATCAAGGACATCAACGACTATCTGCAGGCCCACGGCGCCGAGCGGCTGGCCACGGCGCTGCAGAAGCTGGAGCCCTGGCTGATACCGGGCATGCCGGGCAAGACGCACCGGGGCAAGCCGCGGCTGTGGCTGCCGTTCCATGACACGCAGGTGTACTGGCGGTTCCGCACGCGGCCCGACTTCACCAGCTTCGTGGACAAGTACGAGGAGGCCAGCGAGGACAACGACGGCAAAGAGAAGCTGACGCTGACCAACGTGTGCGGCTTTCGCGTGGCGGGCATCAGCCGGGTGACGATCGCCAGCCCGACCAGCACGATGACGGGCGACAAGGACGCAAGCCCGGCCACGATCTTTGCGGTGAGCGTGCAGGTGCCGCGCTACAGCCACCGGCTGCTGCGCAAGGTGGTGGCCGACGAGCAGCTGCACAACGTGGAGCACTGGAAGAAGCTGGGGCCGGTGTTCAGCCCGGCGAACTTCAGCCGGATGATCAACGTGATGGAGCGGGCGGCCGACATCGGCGCGCGTGACGCGGTGAACTTTGTGGGGCTGGCCTGGCGGCAGGGCAAGCCGGTGGTGAACGAAGGGCCGGACTGCTTCTTCACCGATCCGGCGCAGCAGTGCCCGTACAGCGCGCTGACGTTCCCCAGTGGGGCGCGCAGCACGGCCGCACAGGTGATTGCGGCCTACCAGGCCACGTTTGCCGAGAACGGGGTGCTGCAGCAGCTGGTGTGGGCGTTGGGGGCGCACCTGAAAGCCTTCCTGGGCTTCTGGCCGCACTTTGTGATGCAGGCCGACAAGGGCACAGGCAAGGACACGGTGCTGAAGCGGCTGGAGCGCACGATCGGCATGACGGTGTTCAGCCGGCAGAGCATGCAGACCGAGTTCCGCATCCTGACCAGCCTGAGCTACACCAGCCACCCGGTGGGCTGGGGCGAGCTGAGCGCGAACAAGCAGGACTTGATCAACAAGGCGCTGCACAACCTGCAGGAGGCCTACCAGTACAGCCACACGCGGCGCGGGGCTGAGCTGAAGGACTTTCTGATCTGCGCGCCGGTGCTGCTGGCGGGTGAAGACGTGCCGGTGGCCACGCTGCAGGGCAAGGTGGTGCGCAACCACCTGAGCAAGGCGATGCGCGGGCCACTGATGCCGGAGGACCTGCCGGTGTTCCCGGTGCGGCAGTGGCTGGAATACCTGGCCGAGCTGCCCAAGGCGCGGGTGCAGGCGCTGCATGAGCGCTGCATCACCGAGATGCAGGCCAGCTGCATCGGCAAGGAAGACGACGCCGGCGCGGTGCGCATCCTGGGCAACTATGCGGCGGTGCGGGCGGCCTGGGTGCTGTTGTGCGACTTTGCCGAGATCGACGTGGCGCAGGGCGGGTTCTTGCGGGACCTGACGGCGCAGATGAACGCGCACATCACCGACAGCAAGGGCGACCGCCAGCCGTGGGTGTGGATCGTGGACACGCTGCTGAGCGAGATCTCGCGCGGCACCTACCGCTACCCGTTTGACTTCGACGAGACGGCCGACGGTGAGCCATTTCTGGCGGTGCGCACCAGCCACGTGATGGACCACATCAGCCGGGAGCAGAGCCTGCGGGAGTTCTGGGACGGGCTGCCGGTGAAGAGCGACCGGGTGTTCAAGCGGGCGCTGATGCAGGCCAACGTGCTGGCCGAGGACGACATCGAGCGCACGTGCAACGGCAAGCGGGTGGCGCACATGGTGGGCCTGAGCCTGCCTGCGCTGGAGCAATACGGGCTGAGCGCGGCGCGCCCGGTGGAGAAAGCGCCGCACCAAACCAAGGACAAGACATGGGCATGACGATTGAACCGGCGCCAGCCGCGGCGCTGGCCGTGGCTGCAGCAGGCCGCACGGAGGTGAGCCAGGCGGACTGGGCCGAGGCTTGCCGCGACAGCACGCGGCTGAACTGGATGGAGGCGCAGGCCGAGCTGGTGGTGCACGAATGGGTGGAGGCCAAGCCCGGCGGGGCCAGCCTGTTCGAGCTGCGCGACATGGACGGCGATGTGCTGGGCAGCGGCACCACGCTGCGCGCGGCGATCGACGACGCGATGGGCAACCTGATGGGCGGGGTGGCGCGGTGAAGGCCGCCACGATGGCGCAGGGCCTGGACCTGCTGCAGCGCGCGGCGCTGCCGGCCGATGCACCGCCCGAGCTGCGGGAGCTGGTGCGCCGGTGCTTTATGACGGGTGGGTGGCTGGCCTTCGAGATCCAGCAGGTTGCCTGCCGCCGCATGGTGGCAGGGCAGGGCGAAGAGGCGCATGTGCTGATGCAGGCGCTGCTTCTGGAGCTGCAGGCCTTCGACCTGGAAGCCCGCATGGGTGAGACGGTGATGGCTGCAGGGCAGGTGCATTGATGGGCGCGCCGTTGAACGTGGCGCCGGCGGTGCCGATGAAGGTGGTGCTGCACTTCGTGCCTGTGGCGATGGCGCTGCCCGACCCGGACAAGAACGTGTTGCTGGGCTTGGCAGACGGCACAAGCCTGGAGGGCTGGCTGGAAGGCACGTGCGCCGACAACATGCCGGTGTGGCGTGATGTGACTGCCATGCAGCTGGCCACCAGCGACGTGGTGAGCTGGGCGCTGCTGCCCGAAGGCCTGAACGACCCCGACCGGCAGGCGCTGCTGCTGCAGGCGGACATCCCGGCACACCAGGTGCGGGTCGCGCTGCAGGAGGCGCTGGAGCAGCTGCAAGGTTGGGTTGCCTGGAAGTGCCCCAAGCGCCACCAGGCGGAGCACCTGGCCGCCATCGACCGGCTGGCCAAGGCTGGAGGTTGCCGTGTCGACAGGTAAGCACAAGACGCCGCGCTTCTACTGGAGCGCGGTCGACGAGCAGCTGCTGCGCCAGTGCTACGCCACCACCAACACCGCGGCCCTGGCGCGGGTGGTGGGCTGCGGACCAAAGCAGGTGCTGGCCAAGGCAAGCAGCATGGGCCTGCACAAGGACCGTGCCCTGATCGCCCATGAGGCCCGGCAGAACATGCTGGCGCCTGGCCACGGCTTCAGGCTGCACCAGTTCAAGCCCGGGCAGGTTCCGCCCAACAAGGGCGTGAAGGGCTGGCTTGTGGGCGGGCGATCGGTGCTGACGCAGTTCAAGCGGGGCAACAAGCCGCACACCTGGATGCCGGTTGGCAGTTACCGCATCAACCAGGGCGGCAACGCGCTGGAGCGCAAAGTGAACGACCTGCCCGGGCCCAACCACATCCGCTGGCGGCCGGTGAGCCGCCTGGTGTGGGAGGAGGCGAACGGCCCGGTGCCTGATGGCCACCTGGTGGTGTTCAAGCCTGGGCGCAAGACGCTCGAGCTCGAGCACATCACCCTGGATGCGGTGGAGTGCATCACCAAGGCCGAGCACGCCAGGCGCAACAGCATCCACAACCTGCCGCCCGAGTTTGCCGAGCTGGCCCGCCTGCGCGGCCAGCTGAACCGGGCGATCAATCGCAAGGCCAAGGAGGCCGAACAAGCATGAGCAATGGCATCGACGACTTGAGGCGCCGACTGTTCGAGACCATCGACGGTGTGCGCGCCGGCACGGTGAGTTTGGACCAGGCCAGGACGATCAGCGACCTGAGCCAGGTGATCGTGAACAGCGCCAAGGTGGAAGTGGACTATGTGCGCGCCACAGATGCGGCATCACGTTCCCGCTTTCTGGAGACGCCCGCCGTGCCGGCACTGCCGCCGGCGGCTGCCGACAACCCGGCCGAGCCGGGCAATGCGATCACCGGCGTGACGCGCCACCTGCTGAAGGGGTAAGGCATGGCTGACAAGAAAGATTCGATCACGCTTGCTACGGTGCCGGCCGCCCGGCCGGTGCGCCTGGAGCTGAACAACAGCGGGGCCTGGAAGATCCTGGCCACCTTCGACGCCACCGACGACGACATGACCGACAAGGCACGGGCCGCTGGCCAGCTGCTGGGCGAGCTGGGCGGCACCCGCACCAGCCTGCGCATCTGCACTGCCGAGGCGCTGCCGGCTGTGCTGGTGCGCTGGACGGCTGAGCGTGGCTGGTTCGAGGTGTCGTCGGACAAGCAGTGGGAGCGGTGATGGCCAGGCAGACCACCCCCCGCGCCATTGCCCACGCCGACTGGAAGGCCGAGGCGGCCCGCCTGTTTGGTGAGGACCCGCTGAAATGGCGGTTCATCTGCCCGAGCTGCTGCCACCGGGCTGCGGTGGCTGATTGGCGCGCACTGGGCGCCCCCGCCGGTGCGGTTGCCTTTGCCTGCGTAGGCCGATTTGGTGGCGACCCCGAGGCGGCCGCCGCGGCAGCGTTTGGCCAGGCTGGCGGGCCATGCAACTACACAAGCGGCGGGTTGTTCAACATCAGCCCGGTCACGGTGCTGCTGCCCGACGGCAAGAGCCAGAGCGCGTTCGAGTTCGACGCAGGCCATCCTTCGGAGCAGGCGGCATGAAGCGCGGCGTGAACACCATCGACGACCTGCGCGAGCGCAGCAGCCTGGACCCGGTGACCCACTGCTGGCACTGGAAGCTGGCCAAGGTGAAGGGCCACCCCCGCATCTGGACAGCCGACCTGGACGCCATGGACAAGCGGGTGCTGAGCGGGCCGCGTGCTGTGTGGTACATCGCCCACGGCAGCACGCTGGGCGACCAGGTGGCCTACATGGGCTGCTGGGTGAAGGACTGCGTGTGCCCCGCCCACGTGCGCCGAGGCACCCGCCTGCAGGTGAACGCGTTGGCAGTTGCTGCAGGCTGCAACAACGGCCACAGCGCGGTGCGATCGATCAGCGCGGCAAAGGCCCGCGCTGCGGCCGGGCACGTGGACACCCCGCCCGAGCTGGTGCTGGCCCTGCGCAAGGCGTTGGGCACGGTGCCGGTGTACCGGCTGGCCGAGCAGCTGGGGCTCAAGCGCAGCGCGGCCTACCGCATTGCCCGGGGGCTGAACTACCGGCAACTGCAACCACTGCAGCAACCACTGGAGGAGGGCGCGCTATGCGTACCTTGAGCATCCGCCAGCCCTGGGCCTGGCTGATCGTGCACGGGCACAAGGACGTGGAGAACCGGGAGTGGGCCACCGACTACCGGGGCCCGCTGCTGATCCACGCGAGCAAGACGGCCGCCAAGGGCGAGTACGCCCAGCAGCGCGACACGATCCATGAGGAGATGGGCATCCTGGTGCCCGAGCTAGAAGTGATCGAGCGCGGCGGCATCGTGGGCATGGCCACACTGATGGACTGCCGGCACGACAGCGATTCACCCTGGTACACGGGCGCTGTGGCCTGGGTGCTGGCCGATGCCCGCACGCTGGCCTTCCACGCCTGCAAGGGGGCGCTGCAGCTGTTCCACACGCCGATGGCTGACCTCGGGCTGCGGGAGCTGGACTACCCGATCGGCTACCGGGCCAGCGTGCGGCCCGGGCCGTACTGTGCGATTGATGAGGCAGGCGATGCACAGGCGCTGTAAGAGGCCGCCAGCGCCGCGCCCGCCATCGCAACGGCGGCTGCACACGATGGAAGGGCGGCCGAGCGTGATGTGCGGCCCGAACTGGCCATGGCTGTACGCCTGTGGTTGCGGGATTTGCCAAGCGCCCAGGATGCGGATCAACGGGCGCTGGGTGTCGTCGACGCGGGCATCACACCAGCTGTGGGTGTCGAAGGTGCTGCCCTGGCGCATGACAGCGGCTGACCGGCGCGGCAGTTTGCGGTACCGCATCGGCTTGTTCTTGGGCCGGTTCGATGACTTCCCTTTCTAGGAGGCCGCCATGCCCATCAAGCCCGAGAACAAGCACCGCTACCCGGCGGATTGGAAGCAGGTGCGGGAGCGCATCCTGCGCCGCGCCCTGTGGCGATGTGAGTGGCCCGGATGCGAGGCGCTGCACCGTGACGTGGGGTGGTGGCGCTTCGACGGCAAGTTCATCCCCATGGGCCGTGCGCTGCGCGACGCGGGCGCCAAGGCTGGCCACGAGATCGCCTGCAGCGACGGCAGCACCATCAAGCTGATCATGATCGTGCTGACGATCGCGCACCTGGACCACCAGCCCGAGAACTGCGCCGACGACAACTTGCGCGCCTGGTGCCAGCGGCACCATCTGGGCTACGACGCCAAGCATCACGCCGCCAACGCGGCTGCCACCCGCCGGGCCCGGGCCAACACGCTGGAGCTGTTCTGATGGCCCGGCTGCGCCTCACCCGACCCCCAGCGCCGGTGGCCTGGCCACGAGCCGACCCTGCCGAGCTGGCGCGCTTTGACCCGTCGACCAAGGTGTGCACGATGAACTGCGGGCCTTGCCAAGGCGACCCGCGAACTTGGCAAGAGCGTCAGCTGCTGTGCACCGATTGCCTTATGAGCTGGAAACTGGCGGGATGCCTGACGGCCGGGGCGCCGCGATGAGCTGGGACGGCTTCACACACATGGCCAGCGCGCTGCAGAAACTGCAGCCAAACACTGCAACTTTGCGCAAGGCTGGCGCTTTGGGACCGACGGCCGCCATGTTGCAGGCATTAGCGCAGGGCCGGTGCTCCGCTGCAACGTTGGCCGGCGCCGCTGGTGTCCGGTCAGCCCTGGTGATGCCGCTGCTGAAGAATCACATCCGCCAGCGTCGTGTGGTGGTGCTGCGCGATGGTGAGCGCACCTTCTACGCGCTGGCCGCTGCGGCTGACGTGCAGACCAAGCTGCAGATTGCGGCCGCATGCAGGCTGCTGCGATTGCACGGGTTTCGGGTGACTGAGCCTGAACGGGTAGGGTAGGCCGGCGCGATCACTGCCTCAGCTGCTGTGCTGCGTGTCCGGCCCGCACCCGCCGCGCGGTCGGTGTGCCGCCACTGCGCCGGCCTGCGCCCCACTGTAAGCCGCCGCAGCAGTGCGGTGATGGCACCCCCCGCTTCAAGTGGCTGCAAGGTCTTACAGGACGGGTTCTTTCTCCCCCGTGGGTATGGGGTGCCGCATGTTTGGCACCCCCCTAGACTGAAGCCAGGCCCAACGCAGCGCAGCGAGTTGGAGCCCGCCCAGGGAGCCCCGATTGATGAACACGAAACCCGCCGAGCATGCTGAAACCGCCGGCGAGCTGGCCGCAAGCCTGAACACGTCTTTCCTCGGAATGGAAGCACTGATGGACTTGATGGCCCATGCCCCGTTGGACCACCGCGTGCGCACGGTTGGCCTGCATGCGCTGATGCTGCTGGTGGCCGAGCAGCTGGCACAGGCGCACGCGGCCATGGTGTTGATGCAGCAGGGGCCTGCTGGCAAGCTGCCGGCGGAGTAGGCCCACGCTGCACCCCTGCACCTGTCCAGCCCGGCAGCACATGCTGCTGGCACGATGCGCAAGGATTGGTCGAAAAAGCTGGACGAGGTGACCTTCAGGTGCGGGGTGTGCCGCCACATGTGGTCAGCACCGCCCGACCTGGTGGAGCCTGACGCCGAGGCCGAGCACCACCCATGGGCCTACTTCGGCAACTGCCCTGTGTGCGAAGCGAGGCACCAGCCGCAAGCGACGTGGGAGCGCAGCCTGCTGAAGGCCCACCAGATGAGCACGGGCCCGCGCACGCCTGAGGGCAAAGCGGCCACCGCTGCCAACCTGGACGGCCACCCCACGCCAGAGGAGGCGCTGCGCACCCGCTTCAACGGCATGAAGCACGGGCTGAACGCGCGCACGGCCACCTACTTTCCGGCCAAGCCCGACGGCTATGCGTTCTGCAAGACCTGTGATGTGAACCGCTACTGGTGCGCCGAGCAGCCGGCCTGCGTGAAGCAGACCGAGATCTTCATGCTGCACCATGCGGCGTTCGAGCAGCGCAACCCGAAGGCGCTGTCACGCATCCACGGAGACCTGCATGCCGCCCTGGTGGCAAGCCTGCAGATGTGTCTGCAGACGGTGCTGGGCGACGGCGTGGTGTTGAAGGTGCCCAAGGTGCAGCTGGACAAGGACGGCCGCAGCGTGGCGCTGACCTGGACGGATGAGCAGGGCAACGTGCACCACGTTCTCGAGTACATGGCCAACCCGGCCTTCAAGCCGATTGCCGACCTGGTGACGCGCCTGGGCCTGAGCCTCAGCGACCTGGGCATGACGGTGAAGGCCAGCGAAGACGAGGCGGGCGAGCTGCGCGGCCGCCTGGGCGCCACGCCGAACACGGCCGAGACGCTGGACGGCTTTGCCAACCGCATGGCGGCCATGCTGGAGAAGGTGCCGACGCTGCTGCGTGACTCAGCCGCCGACTCTGCGAAGGACCCGGTGCTGCTGGAGCATGAAGCCGCCACTGGCACCACGGTGCCGGTGGGCATGGGCCAGCCGGGCAAGGCGGGGGCGCGCAAGTGAGGGTGAGCGCCGCTGACCGGGTGAAGCACTCGAGCGTGGCTGAGGAGGAGATCAACCGCTTTGCCCAGCCAGATGCCCGCACCGGCCTGCGCCCGCATGCGCTGTGGCACAAGCATGTGCACAACGTGGAGCTCGACCCGATCCAGTGCCTGAAGATGCTGGAGATGGACCGCCACCGCAACACGGTGGACTTCAGCTGCCGGCGCACGGGCAAGACGAGCGTGAAGGAGATGTACAACCTGGAGCGCCTGGCGACCGAGGCCTATCAGGAGTGCGGCATCGTGGCGCCGCGCATGCAGCAGAGCCAGAACAACCTCGACTACATGCTGGAGGCGATCCGCCGCAGCCCCATGCTGACGGCCTACATCGCCTACAAGCAGGGCCGCCCGCAGTTGAAGGACACGGGCTTCGAGCTGGCCAACCACAGCAAGGGCGGGGCCTACGGGATCATGAGCCAGATCGACGGTGACTCGATCACGATCGCCAGCCTCGAGGAGACGGACGACATGCCGAAGGAGCGGCTGATGAGCCGCTTCTTGCCGATGCTGGGTGCGGCGCGCCGGCTGGGCGTGGACGCCGGCACCGCGAAGTTCAGCCCCGAGATCCGCATCAGCGGTGTGTTCAAGGGTGCGGGTGTGTTGCAGAGCCTGATCAACACGGGCGAGTACCAGCCGCTGACGACGGTGGACATCCACCTGGGGCTGCGTCTGGGCGTTCTGGACCCGGTTTGGGCTGCCAGCATGCGGGTGCAGCTGCCGGCCGATGAGTACATCCGCCAGTTCTTGTGCCGCAACATCCAGGCGCGCAACTGGGTGTGGGAGGAGCACATCCGCAAGGCGATCGCGGTGGGCCTGCAGGCCGGGCTGCAGCGGGCCGGGCCGGTGCCGGGCGAGCGCTACAAGCGGCGCGGCATGCTGTCGTTCGGCTACGACCACACGGGCCACGGCGAGAACCCCACCGCCAGCAAGAGCGCGCTGGTGGTGGCCGAGGTGCTGGGCAACTGGGTGACGTTTCCGTTCGTCAAGCTGTGGGCGCCCGGGGTGAGCGACCAGGCGCTGAGGCGCGACCTTGTATCCCTGTGGGACTACTTCCGGCCCGACTATGCGATTGGCGACGCCTACGGGGTGGGCATGCTGACAGCTGTGAATGACGACCTTTTCCGCAAGGGGCTGACGCACATCAACCGCGAGACGGTCGACGATGGCCAGAGCACGGCCACGGCGTGGAACAAGTGGGCATTTGCGCCGATGCGGTTCGACGGGATGTCCAAGCACGTGATGGCCAGCGCGGTGCGTGAGGTGTTCCACCACGGCCGGGCGGCCATGCCCTATGTGGACACGGGCTGGGAGCTGGAGAGCGAGGACTGGCTGGCCATGGTGCGCCAGCTGGGCAACATGAAGGCGTTGCCCACGCGGGCGAGCTACAGCAGCTTCCAGATGGCCGACCAGAAGATCGGTGACGACCTGTTCGACGCCACCTGCGCCGCGGTGTACGCGCTGCTGACGCGCGGGCTCGAGGACGCACCGGCGGTGGTGGCCAGCCGCCAGGTGGGGCGTGACGAGCTGATGGGCATGGCCGGCGCACCGCTGGCCCTGCGGTGAGACTTTTTGGGGAACGGAGCAGGCAATGAGCTACCTGAAGACGTTGGCTGCGGCCGGCACTGACCTGATGCGCGCCGCGCTGGCGCCGCTGTACCAGCGCCCGGCGGCCGAGCGGGGCCACCGGGTGGCGGCCGATGTGGCGCTGGCGCGCTGGTACCGGCAGTTCGCCATCAGCACCGAGGTGCGGGACAAGATCATCCTGCTGCGGCAGATGGAGGCGCGGGACGGGCGGGTGAAGGCGATCCACGGCCGCATCTGCCGCGACACGGTGCGCGGCGGCCTTGTGATGCAGTTCACCGATGGCACGGCCAGCGCGGTGCTGCGCCGTGAGTGGCTGGCGTTTGAGCAGCGTCTGCAGCTCAACCGGGTGCAGAAGCTGCGCAGCGACGCCCGCGGCCTGGTGGCCGAGGGCAACCTGCCGCTGCAGCTGGTGCTGGACGACAGCCAACGGGTGGTGGCCGCGGTGCGCATGCCGGCGGAAACCATCGTGCCGCTGGTCGACCACAGCGGCCGGTTTGCCGACCCGGCCCGGGCCTATGAGCAGCGCGATGTGCTGACGGGCGGCGTGCTGGCGACGTTCGCGGCCTGGCAGCTGCAGTTGGCGCGGTTCGACCCGCTGAGCTACGACGACATGGGCGAGATGGGCCGGCCCTTCCTGGACGCGACCTGCGAGACCTGGCGCAAGCTGGTGATGACGGAGGAGGATCTGGTGATCCGCCGGCGCCAGCGCGCGCCGTTGCGCTTGAGCCACGTGCTCGAGGCCGCCACCAGCGACGAGCTGGAGGCCTACCGCAAGACTGTTGAGGGTGAGAAGGGTGAGATCACCACCGACTTCTACGCCAACCGGCGCGGCGCTGTGACAGCGGTGCAGGGTGATGCCAACCTGGGTGACATCGAGGACGTGGTGCACCTGCTGGACAGCTTCTTCGCAGGCACCCCGGCGCCCAAGGGGCTGTTCGGCTATGTGGACGGGCTGGCGCGCGACGTTCTCGAGGACCTGAAGCGCGACTATTACGACGAGATCGACCACCTGCAGGACAGCCAGGCGTTCGAGTACGAATGGTGTTTCCGCATCCACCTGCTGCTGCGGGGCATCGTGGCGGGGCCTGAAGAATTCACACTGCGCTTTTCGGAGCGCCGGACCGAGACGCCAAACCAGGTGGCGGATCTGGCGCTGAAGTTGAGCGCGCTGGGCTTCCCGCCGCCGCTGGTGTGGGAGGAGATGGGCTATGACCCTGCCCACATCCTGAAGGCGGTGGAAGCGTGGGGGGCCCGCGCCAACCCGTACCCTGCAGGGCCTGCTGCGCCCCCCGGGGCCGCACCTGGTGGGGCCGGCGCGGCCGCGCCAAGGGTGAGCGTGACGCCAGGCAATGCGCCCAAGGGGGGCAGCGCCACATCGATCAGCGTGCCGGGCAGCAACAACGGCCGGGGCCGAGGCTGATGGCCCGGCTGCTGGCCGACTGCACGGGCGCGGCGATCCGCCGGGCCAGCCAGCAGGCGCGCAACCAGATGCAGCAGCTGGATGCTGAGACGGAGACGGAGCTGACGCGCATCTACTCAGACGCGGCTGAGCAGGTGCGCATGGCGATCGCCCAGGCGGCCGACAGTGGGGCGCAGGTGCGGCTGGACCAGCTGCGCGGGTTGCTTGATCGCATCGACCAGGTGCTGGACGCGCTGGCCAGCCTGCGCACGCAGCTGCTGGACGGCGCGATCGAGCGCGCGGCCGAGCTGGGCGTGCGGCCGCTGACGGCTGCCGGCATCCTGGCCACCGGCCGCCAGGTGGAGGCGCTGCTGGACGGCGCCGAGGCGCTGCGCCTGGTCGACGACGCGGTGCAGTTCGTTCGGGCATTCAGGGCTGCCGACGGCCTGGTGCTGAGTGACCGTCTTTGGCGTGTGGACCGTGGCGCCCGGGAGGCTGTGCACCGCACGGTGGAGCAGGCTGTGGTGCAGGGGTGGAGCGCGGACACCGCGGCGCAGCAGTTTCTGCTGCGTGGGCAGGCGGTGCCGGCGGCAACCGCCCAAGCGCAGCAGGCATCAGCCGTGGGCAACCTGTTGCGCGGTGCTGACCACCTCGTGGAACCGAACAATGGCGCGCTGCCGAACACGCTGCGGGTGGCGCGCACAGAGATCAACCGGGCCCACGGCGAGGCGTACATGGCCGGCGCCGAGAGGTCTGGTGCGGTGCTGGGGTTCCGGTTCTTGCTGAGCCCGCGCCACCCGCGCCCGGACATCTGCGACCTGCTGGCCCGCCAGAACCTGCACGGGCTGGGCGCTGGCGTGTACCCCGACCGCAAGCGCACGCCCTGGCCAGCGCACCCCAACACCTTGAGCTTTGTGGTGGCGGTGTTCGAGGACGAGGTGACCGACGCTGACCGGGCCGGCATCGAGACGACCAACCAGGCGCTGGCCAGGCTGGCGCCCGAGCTGCGCGCCGGCGTGCTGGGCCCGACCAAGGCGGCCTACTTTGACCAAGGCCTGCTGACGCGCGGCATGGTGCGCAGCCGGGTGGCAGACGTGCGCCAGCGGCTGACGCGCCAGGGCCGCATCTGAAGCCGACGCGGCCGTTCGGCCGAGGCACGGCGCCGACGCAGTTGGCGGCCCTGCAAGGCCCGGTGGCCGCCAGGCCACCACCCCATTGACCGCGCGCCGTTAGGCGCGCCTGGATCGATCTGGCCATCAGGCCAGAGCGCCAGCGCGGGTTACCCGGGCACACGCCGCACACGATGCCGGCGGCAGTTGCCTGCCGTCCGCTCCCCGCACCCCACCACGCAGAAGCCTGCCGGCCTGGATCAGGGAAGACCCGAAGGGCAGGGGGCCGACCGTGCTGTTTTCTTGAATGGCAAGGCAGGGGCGCACGCTAGAACCCGTGGACCTGTGGATACAAATGCCGTAAGTCATTGATCTACTAACAAAACAGCCCTTTGGAATGCGCAGTGTTCTTCCACAGGTTGGGCCATTTTTTCCACAGGTCGGCGGCTTTTCTCCACATTGACTATTCCGCTGCCCACGCTTGTTCTCTCTCTCTAAATCATTGATTCAAAAAGGAAAGTAGGCAAAGAGAGGGCCGCGTGTCGAGTGAGCTGCATCCACAGGTTGCACAAACGGTAAGCAAAAGTAACCACAGGTCGGCGGGCCAATCCACGGGTTTTCCGTGGATGCCACATTGCGGTAAGTGCTTGTCGGCATTGCGCTTTTCGCCCCACGTGTTGCCGATCCACGCTTCCACTGGTGGAATGCCTGTGTCCCCCCAAGCGAGCCGGCCGAACCCTGTGACCACGATGACCGACGACGAAGCCATCCGCGGCTTCCTGCAGCACCTGGAGACCAGCCGCGGCCGGCGGCCGCGCACGCTTGAGAGCTACGGCATGGCCCTGGCCAGGCTGCAGGAGTTTCTTGCCGGCGAGAAGAGCCTGGTGCAGGCGACGGCCGTCGAGCTCGAGGCGTTTAGCGGGATCTGGCTGCACAAGCGTGGCGTGGTGGCCCGCAGTCGCAAGCCGTACATCAGCGCGCTGCGCGGGTTCTACGGTTGGGCGCGCGGCCGTGGCCACATCGAGCACGACCCATCCCACCAGCTGGAGCACCCCAAGACCGGCATGCCGCTGCCCCAGGCACTGAGCCTGGCCAGCGCCGAAAAGCTGATGTGGGCCCCTGACCTCAACACGTTCATCGGGATTCGAGATGCGGCACTGCTGTCGCTGCTGCTGGGCTGCGGCCTGCGTGTCGGCGGGCTGGTAGGCCTGGATGAGGGAGATCTGCGCAACAGCGACGTCGACGGCAAGACGCGCCTGGTGATCCGCGTGACCGAGAAGGGCGAGAAGGAGCGCATGCTGCCCGTGCCTAGGGAGGCAGAGATGCTGCTGCGCATCTACCTGGACCACGAGGGCCTGAAGGCCTACGACCGCGACATCCTGGACAAGCATGGGCGCCCGGACAAGGTGCTGTTCGTGCAGACCGTCAACAGCCGGGTGCCCGCGCACCTGTGGCGAGGCGAGGCGGTGCGCCTGTCGCGTGGAGCGGTGTGGCGGATCATCCAGCGCCACGGCGAGAAGGCCGGGGTGCCTGCCGATGAGCGGCACCCGCACGCCTTCCGCCACCTTTTCGGTGTGGAGCTGGCCGAGGACAACGTGGACCTGATCACCCGGCAGGAGCTGCTGGGCCACGTCGACCCCAAGAGCACAGCCATCTACACGGCCATGAGCATGCGCCGCAAGACCAAGGTGCTCGACGCCAGCGGGCCGCTGTCGAAGATGACCAGCCCCGTCAGCGAAGTGCTCAAGCGCCTATAGGCCAGGGGTCGATCCATGGATGCATCCGCAACCCGGCCGGCCACACAACCCCTAGAGCGGTGCTGGGCTCCGTTCACGCACACCAAGGAAACATCGATGTCGCAGGACGATTCCGAGCAACTCCCAAACTCTGTTACAACCCGGGCTAACTCATCTAGGCAACACAAATTGCACCGGGAGGGTGCACTGCGCCTGCTGTCAGATCACGCAGTGATCGGGCCTGCTGCACCTGGTGCGAGGAGCGGCCATGCCTGCTGAATCGCGCAGTGGATCCAGCGCAGACATCAACCAGGACCTGTTCCCTGAGCTGATCCCCCCCAATACGCACCGAAATGGCGCAACGCACAGCATTGGTGCAAAGGGGGTGGGGGCTCGGCAGCGCACCATGGCGGTGCGTCCGTGGGGAGGTGGGTACCTGAACGGATGCACTGCTTCAGAACTTCGCGCCGACGTGCGTCTGCGCGAATTGGCCGAAATCGGCCTGTCGGCCACGTGGCTGTCTGTGGCGCAGCTGCTGGGCTATGAGCAGTTTGTGGCCATGTGGCGCCTGCTTTCCGCCGACCCGGCCTTGCGCAACGATGACGACCAGATCGAGCTGCGCCTGCGGCCCTTCCGAGCCTTCGAGCGGTATCAGCGAAATCGGTACATCGCCACCCTGGTGCAGGCCGGCATCAAGCCCAGCGACATCCACGCGATGGTGCACAAGGACCTGGGGGAAAAGCTCAGCTACCGGCACATCAAGCGGTTGGCTGCAGCCGGTCGGGCCAGGGCGGCTGGATGACTGCATTGATTGAAACCGGCGGCCGATTCATTGGCGCGCGCCAGGGCTTGGCGATAAGGTGGGTGGAATGAAGCGAGCGATCGTGTACGCCCGCGTGAGCACTGAGCGCCAGGCCGAAGAGGGGCTTTCGATCGACAGCCAGATTGACGCCTGCCAGCACAAGGCCGCCGAGCTCGGCGCGGTGGTGCTGCAGGTCTATCGTGACGACGGCATCAGCGGCACCACCGACGCCCGGCCGGGCTTCCGGGCTGCCATCAACCGCTGCAGCGCCGGCGACATTAACTTCATGGTGTGCTGGAGCAGCAGTCGGTTTGCACGCGACCAGCACGACGCCATTACCTACAAGCGCGAGCTGGCCAGCCACCGCACCAAGCTGGTCTATGCCCACTCCAGCTTGGACCTGGAGACCATGGAAGGCTGGATGCTCGACAGCATCCAGCAGGTGATGGACGAGGGCTATTCACGCCAGGTTTCGGCCGACACCAAGCGCAGCATGATCAAGGCGGCCCGCGAGGGGTACTTCATGGGCGGCAGGGTGCCCTTTGGCTACCAGGCTGTGCAGGCTGATGATGGGCGGCGCCATCGGCTGGTGCCGCTGGGCCATGAGGCCGAGATCGTGCGGATGATCTTCCGGCAGTCGCTGGAGGGGCAAGGGGCATATGGCATCGCGCTGGGCCTGAACGGTCAGGGCGTGACTATGCGTGGCAAGAAATGGAGCAAGAACAGCGTGCTCTACCTGCTGAAGAACGAGGTGTACATGGGACGCGTGATCTACAACAGGTTCAACCGCAAGACCAAGGCCGAGCGGGCAGAAGACCAGTGGATCCGGGTGCAGGCTCACCCGCCTTTGCTGGCGGGCGACGACTTCAACCAGGTGCAATCGGCGCTGACAGGGCGCACTCCGGGCAAGGGCAGGCCGCCGCACACCGCTCAGCACGTGTTTGCCGGGTTGATGCAGTGCGGAAACTGCGGATCGTCGCTGCAAATGACCAATGGCACGGGCCGAGCTGGCAGGCTCTACCACTACTACGCCTGCCGTGCTCACAACCAAGGCCAGCCATGCGCGTTCAAGCCTGTACCTGCCGATGCGTTCGACCAGCGCATGCTGTCCGACCTTCTCGACCTGGTGCTGAACGTGGATGTCATCCAGCGCGTGTTGGACGGCCTTGATGAGGCTGCGGCGCGCTGGGTGAAGGACCGTGCGAGCCGGCGCACGGCCATGGTGCTCGAGCTGCGCAGCGCTGAGCAGCGCCGCGGCAAGCTGTTCGACATCCTGGAGGCCGCTGGCCGCGATACCCCGGATTTGGCCCCCACGATGACGCGAGTCAATGAACTGAGCGCACAGATCCGCCGGCTGGAGAATGCGCTGGTGGCGATCGAAGACGAGCAGGAGCCCGTGGTGGGTGATGCGAGGGTGTCAGCTGACGAGGCAGCCTCGCTGATGCGGCAGGCGATCACAGGCGCCAAGGACTTGCCGACGCTGCGAGCATTCATTGCCACCATCGTCGACCACATCGTGGTCAACGACGTCGACCTGGTGGTGAGCTACAAGCCCGAGTGCCTCATCCAGATGGATGGGACCTCGGTTCGTAGCAAGCATGGATGGCTCCCCGTTCCGGGCTTGCTGCGAACCGTCGAGCTGAGGCTGCAGCGCTTGGCCGCGTGACTGCGCGCAGGGGTGCAAATGTCCTGAGAGGACAAGCCCAATCCTGAAACCGTGCGGGACTTCGCCCGCGTTTCAGGAGCCGCAATGGGCAAGATCTGGGTCGCCAACACCACCAGCCGGCCACGGCCGATCGACGGCCGCATGGTGCTGCCCGGGGATGGCGTCTTCGTCGACGATGGCGCAGCGCTTCCGCGAAACCCTGCGCTGACTGTCATCGATGAGGCCGGCAAGGACCCGGTGATCGAGGTGGATGGTCAGCGCTACGGGCTGATGCCTGAGGCCCAGGCCGCCCAAGCTCTAGCCCTGGTGTCAGAGGGTGGGATTCGTTCTCAGCAGGTGGCGCCCGCAACTTTTGCCAATGCCCGGCTACCGCTGGAGGACGAATCCCTCGCCATTGCACCCCTTGGGGCGCTGGACCTGTCAACGTGGCGTACCACCGCCACGCCAGCTGGAAGCCGTGGCCGGGTCACCGTCAGCGGCACCAAGCTGCATGAGGCTGGCGTCGAGGTGCGTTTCAACGTCGCATCCTGGGCGCCCGACACCACCTTCGCGCCAATCCCGAGCGACCGCGCAGCGGTGACTGCTGCGGCCGAGAACCTTGCCCGGCAGGGTTACAACGGGCTGCGCATTCATGGTGTCGAAAACTGGCTCATGGCTGGGATCGATGGCGCAGCCATCTTCAATCCTGCGCGGCTGGACCTGTTCGACTTCTTCCTGTCCGAACTGAAGCGAGTGGGCATCTTTTGGGTGTTCAACGTCCAGAGCTACAACCTGTTCTTGGACATGGACGGCGCAACGAACCGGTTTACCTACACCGAAGCCAGCAGCGCCAAGCCTCGCATGTATACCGAGGCAAACATTCGCGCCAACTGGACCGCAGGCGTCAGCGCGCTGCTGAACCGTGTGAACCCCTACACCGGGCTGAACATGTTGCAAGACCCCGCCATGCTGGCGGTGTCGGTCTTCAACGAGCAGTCCACCACGTTCTGCGCCCAGGTGCAGTTCCCTTCAGTCTGGCTGACTCGCACCGGCGGCAGTACGCCTGCGGCGCAGACCTGGGTGGAGTGGCTGAGCGATTCCGCCAAGTCGCACGGCTACGCGAACTTGGCCGCCCTCAATACTGCCTGGGGCAGCGCTCACGCATCGTTTGCTGTCGCTGCTGCGGTGACGGTTCCCCCGTTCAACACCAGCTTTCCGTCCACGCGCCAGGCCGTCGATGCGGTCAAGTACGCGCAGTACCTGGAGGATGACCTCGCCGCTTTCTTCAGTGCACAGATCACTGCGCTGGGATTCCCCGGCATCACCTGGTGGTCGGAGATTTATCACACGCTGCTGGAGGGCCGAGGCTACGGCAAGTACCCGATCAATCAGGTCTACGCGCCGCACGCTTACAGCACCGTGATCAACAACGGCATTGCAGACGGCAGCACCATGCTGGCCCCACAGGGGAATTCGCCCATCTGGGACTACGAAAACGCGATGCTGATGCCGTCGCTGCTGAACAACAACAAACCCTTCGTCGCTGCCGAGTACGGGTGGCCGGCCTGGTGCAAGTACATGGCGCAGTTCCCGGTGATGGCGGCAGTGACGCGCACCCACGACAGCCAGTACATGACCCACTTTGCCCAGGGTGACGTCTTTGCGCTTGACTACTTCAACGACACGACCACGCACGGCAACCGGCTGCGCCGCATCGAGCCGTACCACTGCCCCGGCAACGTCACCAACGATTTCGTGCGGGTGATGCTGGCCGCGCTGATGCTGCGGGGCGATGTGTCGCCGATGGACGTCACCAAGCGCCAGCAGATTCTGCTGAACGAGCGGCACTACGGCACCAATCCGGTGAACACGGCGCGGCCGGCGCGCTCAATGTTCACGCTGTTGCAGCCGCTTTACTTCATCGCGGCTCTGCGCCGTGCGGGCGTCGATTGGACCGATGACACCACCGACGACGCGCTGGCTGCAACTTGGAATCCGAAGCAGCTCTCCACGCTTGCCAGTGAAGCGCAGGCAGCCGGCGCCATCGCGGCAGATCACCCAACGCTGGTGAGCGTGACAGCCAACAGCGGCAATATCGCGGCCATCGCCTTCACCGGCACTGTGGGCGGTCTCACCGCCACCCAAGGGTCGCCGGTGCTCACGCTCACCGGCAACACGCTGGTGACTGGCGACGTGATCTTCATTTCCAACATCACAGGGGCTTCGGGCACTTGGCCGGGCACCGGACTGCGCAACGGGCCGCTGACGATCACCAAGGGCACCGGCGACTTCGTGCAGATCACAAGCGCGAGCTTTGCCGCGGCTAGCGGCGCACTTTCGGCAGGCACTTGGTCCGAGGGCGCCAACGTGGTGGTGGCCGGCAACCTGCAATGGGGCTGGTCGCGGCGCACTAAGCAAACCTGGATCAACACCGCCCGCACGGTGTTTTTCAGCCACGTCGGGGCCTCGCTGCCGGTGACGTTCGGCAATGTGCGTATCGACGCGCTGACCACCGATGCATCGATGTTCGTCACCAGCCTGGATGGACTGGACATCGGCCTGTCGCGCAAGCTGCTGATTGGGCTGGCCGGCGACAGCCAGAACACCGGCATGGCGTTCACCGACGCCACGCGCAAGACCATCGCGGCGGGCGGAGGTGGCGATTACCCCATCCAGGCCAGCGACGTGGCGGCCACGCTCAAGGTTGTGCAGACAGCCAAGGGCCGCCCGCGTGTCTCGGCGCTGAACCGTGCTGGGGTCAAGCGCGCTGCGCCGCGCTCCCTGCTGACCGATGCCACCGGCTTTGTCTGCACGGTGCGCACAGCCGACGAGAACAGCTATTTCTGGCTGATCGAGGTCTGATCCCATCCCCTGCCGGTGCACTTGCCTATGGCCCTCCTGACCTTCATCCGCCGCCTGCTCTGCCAGCACCTGGAGTTCGACTTCGTGCGCAACATCCACGGCGACGAAATCAACCAGCGCGGCGGCAAGCGCTCGCTGTGGCGCTGCCGTGGCTGCGGATCTGACGTGCTGCACGCCGACCTGTACCCGACGCCAGGCGGTGACGCGCTGAAGGACATGGAGGCCCGCAAGGATGCGGCCTACCTCGAACGCAACCAGGTGGTGGCCGCGCTGGCGAAGGCGTACCCGTCAGGCGTGGCGCGGACGGCCATCGAGGGGTGGTCGGAAGACTGGCACGGCTGCGTCTACATCGACTTGCCGACCGGGCAGGCGTCCTGGCACTTCCACGACTCGCAGGCGTACCTGTTCGCCGACCTGCCGGCCTACACCGGCAAGTGGGACGGCCACGACACGCCCGAGAAGTACAGGCGACTGGCCGCGCTGCCGGTGAAGCACCCGGCCGGCTGACCCCATCCCCAGAGGTGACACCCGACATGAACAGCCTCAGCAACCTGACCGGCTATGAGCCCGGCCTGATCTACGGCGGGTGCGAGTGGTCGCCCGCAAATCAGGATGGCTGCACCGCCTGCAGCGGCTCGCAGTGCTGGCTGTGCTACGGCATCGGCAAAGACTGCCAGCACGACAGTTTGGCGCGGCACTACACCATGCCTGTCGGCTACCGCGAACCGGCCGAAGCCTGATCCAAGCCCCCATAGGTGCACCCGGAGTGCTTCAACCCTTGTCCGGCGGCGTCTTCGGCTTCGAGCGATCGATCAGCCCGCGAAGCCATTCGATGCCTCCCGCCGCGTCGTACTTGGCCCACTGTGACGGCAGCAGCCTGATTGAGCGTTGCACCAGCCTCTGTTCGTCTGACTTGAAGGGCCGCCCGCGTTTGCTTTTTGGTTCGCTGTTCATGTCATTCATTGTTGCATCACGCAAATCGGGGGTTGTCAAATCCTTTTGCGGTGATTCAATAAAAGGATGGAACCAACCCGAGAATCAGCATGACTCCGGCCGACCTGGCCGGCATGCTGGAAATGATGGCGCAGGCCCTGCGCATGCTGCCGGCTGGTGGCCTGCCCGCACCTGCGGCTGTGCCGACAGCGCAGCCGATCGCAGCGGCCCGCACACTGGCCGACTGGCTGGACATGCACGACGGCATCCTGCTGACCCGGGGCTACAAGGCCCAGACGATCAAGAACCGCCGCAGCAACCTGGCGCATGTCCGGCGGCTGTGGGGCACGGTGCCGATCGCCGAGCTGAAGCCACACGCGGTGGCCAGCGCGCTGCGCACATTCCCAAAGGAGAAGAGCAGCACGGCGGTGCGCGTGCTGTCCGAGCTGCGCGACGCCTACGTCGAGGCGATCGCCAACGGCTGGGCCGAGACAAACCCGGCGCGCGACATCAAGCCGCCAAAGCACAAGGTGATGCGCGAGCGGCTGGAGCTCGAGGTCTGGATGCAAATGCGCACGCTGGCCCAGGCCTGCCCGCAGCGCTGGGTCGAGTCGATGCTGCTGCTGGGCTTGGCCATCGGCCAGCGCCGCGCCGACCTGGGCAAGGTGCGGTTCGACGATGTGGTGGACGGGCACCTGCGCATCGAGCAACAGAAGGAAGCCGGCAAGGGCTACGGCGCCCGAGTAGAGATCCCGCTGACGCTGCGCATGGACTGCATCGGCATGACGGTGGGTGACGTGATCGAGCACTGCCGCCAGTCGGCCAAGCCAGGGCCCACGCTGTTGCGCCAAGCCAGCGGCCGGCCGATTGAGATCAGCAGCCTGTCGGCCAGGTTCTGCCAGCACATCAAGGCCGTGCTGGGAGACAAGGACCCCGGCACGCACAAGCGGCCCAGCTTGCATGAAACCCGGTCGCTTGCTGCCCGCACTTACGAGGCCCAGGGCCTGGACCGCAAGGTGTTGCAGACCCTGCTGGGCCACAGCGACATCGAGATTACCGAGATCTACCTCAATGACCGGGGCTTGTCGCGCAACGACTGGAAGCGTGTGCCGATGTCTGACCAGGCAGCCGCATGCTGATCCTGCAGCACTACACCACCAGCGGCTGGCGCAGTGTGGGCACCGCTTACCCTTTGGGCGATGCGCAGCGCGTGCAACAGGCCGCCACCATGCTGGCCCATGCCACCGGCGCCGTGTGGCGCGTGCTGGGTGACGGCGGGCGCGTGCTGACCCTGTGGGATGGCCGGCGCTGGCAGAACGTGGCTGAAGCCCAGCCCATGCCAGCCAGCTGGTGGGACCAGCAGGACAGCGCCTACGCTGACACTGTGCAGACCGCAGACCAGCGCCCTTAGCGCCGGCCGCCGCACAGGCCTGTCGGCGCATAACCCACCCCTTCAAACGTCACCGGTGGGCGGCCGATCATCGGCCCGCCATGCACCACCAATCCCTGCACATGTCTCCTCGGCTTGCCGAGTTCGTGGCGCGCTGCCCCGCGGTGGCGCGCCACATCTTCTTGGCAGAAGACAACGGCGCGCCGGGCCGGGTGAGGTTTCTCTCCCTGCCCATCACGCTGGCCGATGGCGCGAAGACATCGTGGGTGACGGTGACCCGGACGGGCACCTTCACTGACCCACGGTATGGGGCTTTCGACATCACGCCGGCCATGCTGGCGCAGATGGTGAGCAACTTCGACGGCCGCGTTCTGGGACAGGACGTGTTCTTCGACGTGGCGCACAAGCCCAGTGACGGTGCCGCCTGCCGCGTGGTCAAGCTGGCCGTGGACAACGGCCGCCTGCGCGCACTGGTGGAGTGGACGGACTTCGGGATCGATGCCGTCAAGAAGCGCGGTTTTTCCTACCTGAGCGCCGAGTACCACGAGGACTGGCGCGACAACGAGAAGGGCAACGCCCACGGCTGCGTGCTGCTGGGCGCCGGGCTGACCACGCGCCCCGTGGTCAAGAACCTGGACCCTGTGCAGCTGAGCCACGACGGCACAGCCGACCCCGACGACGACACGGCCAAGTTGGCCATCCACCCATCCCTGCTGAAGACCCTGACGGAGATCGACACCATGAACAAGCACCTGAAGGCCCTGCGCGAAAAACTGCTGGCCCTGGGCCTGACTGAAGCGCAGTGCCAACCCATCCTCGACGCTGCGCTGAAGCAGCTGGAAGCCGCAGCCGCTGACGACACCAAGTGCCTGGCGATGGTGGACACGTTCTGCGCCGCTGGCCAGGCCCTGCACACCCAGCTGAAGGCGCTGGCCGCCCCTGGCGGTGCACAACTGGCCCCGGTGATCAACCTGCAGGTCGGCGCAGGCATGGACGCCACCGCCGTGCAGGCCGAGGTGGGCCGCGTGCTGGCCCAGCAGGCCGCCACCGCCACCGAGGCCGCCACCGCCCTGGCCGGCAAGGTCAAGCTGCTGAGCGACACCGTGGCCGCCGCGCCCAGCATTGCCGACGAGGTGAAGACCGCCCTGGTGGCCGAGCTGCAGCCCCTGGTGACCAAGGAACTGAGCGACGACCAGGTGAAGCGCCTGGCCGAGTTCGCCATCACCAAGTACACGCAGGTCAGTGCCGCCCAGCAGCTGGCCACGCTGGGCTTTCGCCCGGCTTCCGGCAGCGTGCACATCACGGTCGAATCCGGCAACCAGGTGAAGGCTCTGCAGGAGCAGGTCGACCGGCGCCTGGGCATCGTTGGCATGCCCGATGCCGAGCGCTACGCCCGCACCGGTGGCCAGCTTCTGGCGCACAACAAGGCCTTTGCCGAGAAGGCGCTGGCGCACTTTGACCTGATTCACGGTGCCCGCCTGTCCAATGAGCACAAGATGCTGGCCGCCGGCAGCGGCAACAGCGGTGACGTGGGTGTGCCCGCCATCTTCGAGCGCACTGTGCTGCGTGAAGCGCTGTACCAGATGGTCGGCCTGAGCTTCGTCAACGTGGGCACGGTGGACTTTGCTGCGGTGGTGCAGATCCCGTACAGCTACCGTGACACCACCGGCGCTGGCGTGTCCCAGGCCCGCACCTACGAGAACCAGGCCATCCCGCGTGCCGGCGTGATCCAGACGTTCGAGGAGGCGCGCCCCATCCCGCAGAAGCTGAGCTTCAAGCTCAGCAACGAAATGCGGTACCTGCTGGGTGGCAGCCCGATCGACTTCGACCCCCTGGCCGAGAACACCCGCAACGTCATCCGCATCGTGGGTGAGGACACCGACTCGGTGATCCAGAACGAGGTGCTGCGCTCGAGCGACGAGGCGTTGACCGCCACCATCACGGACACGCTGACCGCGCAGGTGAACGGCACCAACAAGATCTTCATCCTGACGCAGTTCCCGGTGGTGCGGCCGCGCCGCGTGTTCGATCTGAAGGGTGTGCAGGTTGGCAGCACGCTGCAGGGCGTCACGGTGACCTTGAACGCGGTTGCTCGCTCCGAGTACGTGAGCGGCACCACCCTGGCGGCCGGCCTGTACTGGGTGATGGACTACAACCTGGGTGAGATCCGCTTTGTGAACGAGCTGGGCGTTCTGGCCACCCCCACCAACGGCTGGGTGCTGACCGTGGCCTACACCTACACGCTCAACGCCAGCAAGGTCAACATCGACGTTGGCGCGTCGCCGGACACCATCGGGGCGGTGTACGACCGGGTGCTCAACTTCATCGGCGCGCGCAAGGTGGTGGTGGAGAACGACCGCTACTACACCGCCAACCTGCTGTTGATGAGCGGCGCGGTGGACAACGCCTTGGGCCAGGCCACCACCTTCACCGCCAACGGGTCGCGCCCCGGGTCGGGTCTGAACGCCGATGGCAGCGTGGGCATGGTCAAGGGCATCCCGGCCTTCAACACCCGTGCGCCGGGCCTGAACACCGGTGACGTGCGCATCCTGGTGGGTGAGCGGGCCAACACCCGCTTCCGCATGATGCGGCCGTTCTCGATGAACAACCTGGAGGAGGCGCGGGACAACAACGGCATGTTCGTCGGCGCCCGTGAAAACTACGGCGAGCAGTTCATCGTGTGCCACACCCCCACCCAGCGCAAGAACGCCAACACCAGCCTGGTGCTGTTCAGCGCTGCGGCCCGGATCGCCCGCGCTGCCTGACGCAGGGCCGCCCGTCGGCCCCAGCAGTCCACCCCGCCCGGCCATGCGTGCCTGGCGGGGTGCGCCACACCCAGGAGACACCCCCCATGCCCAAGCGCTACATCCACAACGACAGCGGCCGCACCATCTTCGTGGGCGGGGTGATGATCCCGCCGCAGGAAGGGCGCGAGGTTGATACCCAGTTTCTGCCGCCAGAAGCCCCGTTGGATTCGTCCGGGGCCGAGTTGCCTGCCGGTGGTGACGACAAGGCGCCAGGCGATGCCACCCTGGCCGCGAACATTGCCGAGATGCTGAAGCTGCCGCTGAGGGCTTTGCTGCCGATGGTGGACGAGCTGGGCGACCAATCGCTGGCTGAGCTGCACGCTGGTGAGGTGGCCAACTCGACCCCGCGCGTGACGCTTCTGAACGCGATCGGCGCGCAGCAGCTGCAGCGCGCTGAGGCGCGGGCAAGCGCTGCCGCAACCGGTGGCCAGGCCAAGGCTGCCAGTACCGACGCCAGCACCGACGCCGGTACCGGCGCCTGAGCCACCCTGACCACAGCCACCAGCTACACCAAAGGAGCCAACGGCCATGTCGGGCACCATGAGCCAGGCTGATCTGATCGAAGACCTCAAGCGCAGCCTGCATGACTCGGCCACGGTGTTCAACGCCGCGGCTGATGCCGACTGGAAGCGCTTCCTGTCGATCGCCCTGACTGGCATGCAGGCCAAGCGGCCGCGCACTCTGCTGGGCCAGGTGACACTGCAGGCCGACGTGCCCGCCTACACCGTACACGGCAACGACTTCGCCCAGTACAAGACCCACGTTTGGGGCAGCCGCCCGCCCAAACCCTGGGCGCCTGACTACCCCGGCGCGCTGCCTCGCGTTTCTGCGGCGCAGTCCGGCAGCACGTGGCAGCTGGTGTTCGACCCTGCGCCCAGCTGGGGGCACATCTCCGCCTACGGGTCGACGTTCAAGTTCTGGTACTTCGGGCTGCACAGCGTGGGCGCTGACGCTGCCGCCGCCACCCTGGCCGCCACCGATCGCCCCCTGCTGCTGCTGCGCGCCCAGGCCGAGGCCATGCGGGAGCTGAGCATGCGCAACATCAACAAGCCCGTGGGCTTGCGTGACGGCTACAGCGGCACGCCCCGCAACAGCACCCCAGCAGCCCTGTACCAACAGCTGCTGGGTGAGTGGGAGGCTGCCCGATGACCACCACCGGCCTGCAGCACAACGCCGACCAGGCTGCCGCCCGCTTGGGCCGCGTGGGCATCAGCGTGCGCGCCGAGCTGCGGCGCACCCTGCCCGTGCTGGCCCAGCGTGCCGCCGCCGAGATGAAGCGCCAAGCCCCCAAGGGCAGCCGCACCACACTGGCCAACAGCATTGCCGTGCGCCCTGAAGGCAGCGACGGCCTGACCCTGGTGGTTGAGCCCACAGTGGCCTATGCCAAGTGGGTGCACGCCGGCCGCAAGCCCGGCAAAGGCCTGCCCCGCTTCTTCGACCCCGCAGCGGCTGCCGTGGTGGCCTGGCTGCAAGACCGCATGGGCGACGCCGCCCGCCTGGCCAACCCGAGGTGGCGCCGGGCCCGCAAGGGCAGCAGCCGCGCCACTGCGCACGAGCTCGACCTGCGCGACCGGTACATGGCCATGTCGCGCGCCATCAAGGCCCGCGGCATCAAGGCCGACCCGTTTGTGGACCGCACTGCCGACGTGGTGCGCCAAAGCACCATCGATGGCCTGGTTCTGGCCGTGCGCACCGGCATCCGCAATGCCGGCCGGGGGGGCGCCTGATGAGCGCCCGTGAAGCCACCATGGCTGCCGCTCATGCCAGCCTGCAGGCTATGTACCCAGCACGCCAGGTGCTGCGCGGCATGGTGGACCCAGCCGCGCTGGGCGACGCCAAGCTGTACGACGGCGTGTTCACGCTGATAGCCGAGGGCACCAGCGGCTGGACCGAGTACACCGGCCGCGAAGGCCAGTACGGCACGCTGCGCTTTGCCGTGGTGGGCTATGTGCGGGTGGAAGACGACGCAGCACCGGTGGTGGTGGAGCAGGCCGAAGCCGAGCTCGAGGCCGAGCTGTTGGCATGGTGCCAAGCCGACAAGCCAGCACCGATCGATGCCGTGTACCCCAGAGACGTGGCCTACAGCCGCGGCCTGGAAGCCCCGGTGGGCTGGATCGTGATGGCGTTGGAGGCGCTGTATGTCTGACACCCAAAGCATCAGCCTGCGCAACCTGCAAGACGCAGTGAACGAGACCAGCCTGTGGCTGATCTTTGCGGTGATGGGCGGCAGCGGCGCCAGCATGCTGGCCCTGGGCATGCTGCTGCGCAGCAACCAGGCGCTGACCAAGCGCATGGTGGTGGGCACGCTGCTGCACAGCGCGGCCTGGGGGTCGGCGGTGTACTTGATGACGTACAGCCGATTCAGCGCCGATCTGCCCTTCCTGCTTGGGCTGGCCATCTTCAGCGGCATAGGCGCGGCCAGTTTCATCGACCTGATGCTGCTGCTGGTGAAGCAGCGCCTGGGCATCAACGTGACCTTCAACAACGCGGCCGCACCGGCCGAGCCCACCGCGCCAACACCTGCCGCACCGCCCGAAAGGACCCACGATGCCCAAGACCAGCACCGCCAATGACCTGGCCGCCCCCGCCGCCCCTGCTGCCCCGGCCGCACCACCGGCGCAGCGCCAGGCCGGTGGCAGCTACACCGTTCAGCCTGATGGCACAGCACAGCGCGTGGAGCACACGCGTGATGCCGGCAGCGACCCAGACCCCAGCAACAGCAACGCCCCGGCCAACCCCGCGGCCAGCCAGGAGTAAGCCATGAAGGACGCACTGAAGGTGCTGCTGTGGAAGATGGAGTCCACCTATGGCGTGGACAGCGTGCCCACCAACACCGCCAACGTGATCGTGGCGCAGAACGTGGACATCAACCCGCTGGAGATGGAGACCGACGACTACACGCCGGTCAGCGACACGTTCGGCAGCAACGAAATGATCGTGGGCGCGGTGTGGTCGACCATCAGCTTCGATGTGCTGTTGTGCGGCGGTGGCACACCGCTGGGCACGGTGCCAAACCACGGGCCCATCCTGCGGGCATCGGGCTGGGCGCAGACCGTCAACGCCAGCACCAGCGTCGCTTACAACCTGGTGAGCAAGGGCGAAGAGTCGGCCTGCATGTACTACTACGTGGACGGCGTGCTGCAGAAGATGCTGGGCATCCGCGGCAGCATCAGCGAGAACTGGCAGGCCCGCAAGGCGCCGCGCCTCACCTTCAAGGGTATCGGCCTGAACGTGCCCATGATCGACGCCGCGCTGCCCGTGCCCACGCTGCCCACCATTCCCCGCCCGGTGGCCATGAACAAGGCCAACACCGTGCTGACGATCGGCGGCTATGCGGCGCGGCTCAGCAGCTTCACCATCGACCAGAACAACGATGTGCAGTACCGCAACCTGACCGGCAGGGAGGATGTGACCATCGTGGGCCGCAGCATGAGCGGCAAGATCAGCGTGGAGATGCCGCTGGTGGCCGAGAAGGACTTTCTGGGCGCCGCGGGCCTGTGCACGCTGGCCACGCCTTCTGCCATGAGCATCGTGCACGGCACGGCAGCCGGCAACATCATCACCCGCACCTTGCCCCGGGTGCAGCTGATGAAGCCCAAGCCCCGGGTGGAACAGGGCGTGCTGATGCTCGAGTGCGACCTGCACATTGCCCGCAACGCCGGCAACGACGAAATGTCGGCCCTGTACACCTGAGGCGCCACCACCCATGACCGACACCGACAAGACCAGCCCCTTCGTGCTGCGCATGCCCGCCAACTTCTGGTGGACTGTGCGCATCCCCGTGCCGAGCGACAACACCTACACCACGGCCACGCTCGACATGCTGTTCAAGCCGCAGCCGCAGAAAGAGCTGGACAAGTTCCAGGGGCTGGGGCTGGAAGAAGGCGATGTCATGCCGACCGAGGCCGAGATCTGCCGGCGCGTGGTGGCCGGCTGGCGCAACCTGGCCGACGAAGAAGGCGTGGTGCACCCGTTCAGCCCCGAGGCGTTGGGCGCACTGCTGGCCGTGCCGGTGGTGCGCACCGCCATCGTGGCCACCTACATGACGGTGATGCGGGGGGTGGCCGCCCGAAAAAACGCATAGCGGCCGCGCGCCGCTGGGTGGCCGCCATGCGCCGTGCCGGGCAGCAAGACGAGCGTCAAGACGACCTGCAGCGCATGGGCATTGCCGGCGCGCAGGCGCAGGCCTGGCTGGCTGAGCAGGATGGCAGCAGCAACCCAGACGACGGCGCGGCCGGCGACGAGCAGCCGGGCGACCCCCTGCAGGTGTGGCCCGAGAACTGGCCCGCCCTGCAGGCCTGGCTGCGCCTGCAGACGCAGTGGCACCTGTCGCCAACCGGACACCTGCAGGGCCTGCGGCACGACGCTGCAGAGGCCATGGTGGCCCGCCTGATGCGCGGCGCCAGCCAGGCTGAGCAAGACCAGGTGTTCATGCACCTGGTCGACATGGAACAAGCTGCAGTGGAGGCCCTGGATGACCATTGAAGAAGTTGGCCTGAGGCTGCGCGCCGACGGAGTGGTGGAGACCAGCCGGGGCCTGCAGGTGACCACCGCTGCGGTGCAGCAACTGGGTGCGGCCGCCACCACCGCCAACGCCCCGTTGCGCAACCTGGGTGTCAGCGCCGGGCAGACCCGCGTCGCGTTCCAGCAGCTGCCGGCGCAGATCACCGACATCTGGACCAGCCTGGCCAGCGGGCAGAGCGCATTCACCGTGGCCATACAGCAAGGCGGCCAGATCAAGGACAGCTTTGGCGGTGTGTTGCCTGCCGGCCGCGCCCTGATCAGCCTGCTGAACCCCCTGAACGTGGCGCTGGGCGGCACAGCCATTGCCGCTGGCGCGCTGGCGCTGGCCTACAACCAGGGCAGCGGCGAGCAGGACGAATTCGCACGCTCGATGGTGCTGACAGGCAATGCCGCCGGCGTGACGATGAGTGAGCTGGTGGGCATGGCCCAGGCCATCAGCGACGTGGCCGGCACCCAGCGCCAGGCCAGCGCCGCGCTGGCGCAGATGGTGGGCAGCGGCCAGGTGGCGGGCAGCAGCCTGCAGCGGTTCACCGAGCTGGCCATTCGCATGGAGCGCACCACCGGCCAGGCGGTCGACGCCACCGTCAAGCAGTTTGCCGAGCTGGGCAAGAGCCCCCTGCAGGCCGCGCTGAAGCTCAACGAGGGCACCAACTTCCTGACCGAATCTCTGTACCGGCAGATCCGAGCTCTGATGGAGCAGGGCCGCACCGCCGAGGCCGCCAGCCTGGCGCAAGACGGCTTTGCCACAGTGATGGCCACCCGCACCGAGCAGCTTGAGGGCCGGCTCGGCACGCTGGAGCGCGCCTGGAACGCTGTGACATCGGCCGCCAAGGGCACCTGGGACGCCATGCTGGGCATCGGCCGGCAGGACACCCTGAAGGAGCAGATCGAGAAGGCGCAAGCCCGGCTGGTCAAGTTCCAGGAGGCCATTCCACTGGCGCGGGTGGACAGCGAGCGGATGGCCGCCATCAGATCCGAAGAAAAGCGCCTGCAGGCCGACCTCAACAATCTGCGGCTGCAAGAGTCGATCGACAGCCGCACTGCCTACGCCGACGCAGAGCGCGCCAAGAACGACAAGCTGGCCATTGCCGCCGCTGAAGACGCCCGCGGCAAGAAGGGCACCGCCGCTGACAAGGCGCTGGCCGACCGCATTGCGCTGATGGAGCGCGTGTACGGTGGCAGCAACCCCAGCAGCCTGGCGCGTGACGACTTCCGCCGCAGCGAGCTGGCCGCTACCGGCGAGACCAATGCCGCCATGGAGCTGGCCGCCGCCCAGGCCATTGACCAGCGGGCCAAGGCCATGGACCGGGCCGCCCAGGCTGCCCAGCGCGACGCCCTGGCGGCTGAGCGTGAAGTGGCAGCCCTGACCAACCAAACCGCCGAGATCGGCCTGAACGAAGCCGCGCTGCTGCAGCGCCGGCAAGCCCTGGTCGACCAGCAGATTGCCGACGCCGCAGCGATGCTCAGCGTGATTGAAGGCGCTCAGGGCTACGAGGCCCAGACCGACGCGCTGCAGCGGCAGATTGCCGCCCTGCAGCAGCTCAAGGCCGCGCAGGGCCAGGCGTTTGTGCGCGGACAGACCGAAGCGCAGCGCAAGTCCGCCATCGACCGCTTCGAGCGTGAGCGTGCGGAGAACCAGCGCCGCACCGACGGCGTGGCCCAAAGCATCGAGGACGGGCTGATGAATGGCTTCCGCGAAGGCGGCAGCTTTGCCGACATCTTCATCCGCGAGCTGAAGGCCCAGTTCGCCCGCACCGTGCTGCGCCCCATCATCAGCCCCATTGCCAGCGGTCTGACAGGTGGTGGAGGCGGTGGTGGCGGCCTGCTGGGTGGCCTGCTGGGCATGTTCACCGGTGGGTTCAACGCCTTTGGCGGGCTGGCCAGCATCGGGTTCGGCAGCGGTGCGGGCTACGGCAACCAGGACCTGGGGCAGTTCTTCCACGGCGGCGGCCTGGTGGGCGGTGACGGGCCCGCCTTCACCCGCGCCATGCCGTCGTCGACCTGGCGCAACGCGCCGCGCTTTCACACCGGCATCGGCCCCGACGAGGTGCCCGCCGTGCTGCAGCGCAAGGAAGGCGTGTTTACCGAAGGGCAGATGAAGGCCATGGCACCTGTCAGCGCGCTGGCCAAGGCCGGCGGTGGGCCGCGCATCACCTACGCGCCCATCTTCCACATCGACAGCCGCAGTGACCGCGCCCAGATCCTGGCCGACATGCAGGTGATGACCAGGCAGTCCCAGGTCGAGCTGCTGGAGATGATGGACCGCCGCATGGACTGACCGGGCCCGGCCGCGGCGCCGCGCCGCATTGCCCGCCCCGGTTTGGGCCTGCGCCCACCCCTGCACCTGTCAGCGCCGCGCTGGCAACCTGCAGGGCACCATGGCCCTGATCATCGACTGGCCCACCGCCCTGCGCCCCGCCACCGTGGACTGGGGCCTGACCATCCCGCAGATGATGGGCCGCAGCGCTTTCGACGGCACCGTGCAGGCCCAGACCATGGGCGCACCGCGCTGGGTGTTCAGCATCACCACCGGCGTGGTGCGGCATGACGAGGTGCCCCTGTGGGAAGCGCTGGTCGACCAGCTCGACGGCGCCGTGAACCGCGTGCGCTGCTGGGACTGGCGCCGCGAGGCCCCCATCGGCCCGGCCACCGGCACACCGGTGGTGCGTGTGTCAGCCGCCGGGGTCAGCCTGGCCACCGAAGGCTGGACGCCGGGCGTGGCCGGCATCCTGCAGGCCGGCAGCTATGTGGGCGTGAATGGCGAGCTCAAGCGACTGGTTGTCACCGCCAACAGTGACGGCAGCGGCCGCGCCACCCTGGTGCTGCGCCCACCCCTTCAGGCTGCGCCCCCGGTGGCTACCCCGCTGGTGCTGATCAAGCCAACGGCCCTGTTCGTGATGACCAGCCAGCGGCCCAGCATGCAGCAGCAGGGTGCCCGCAGCACTGGCATGACGCTGGCATTCGAGCAGGTGCCCGCATGACGACCCTGGGCGCCGGCTATGGGCAGATAGAGACCAGCCACGCCGCGCTGCTGTGGCTGATCGAGTTCGGCTTTGTGGGCGGGACCATGCGCCGCACCAACTGGACCCACAGCGTGGACTGGGCTGGCCACACCTGGTCGGGGCTGGGTGCCGTGCTGTCGGTGTCGCCCATCAACGACAGCGAGCAGCTGCAGTACCCCGCGCTCGAGCTGGGGCTCAACATCGCGAACCCGGCCCTGCTTGCCGTGGCCCTGGGCAGCCCGGCCCAGTACAAGCGCCGGCCGATCACCCTGAACCTGGCCGTGCTGGACGACGAGCTGCGGCCCATCGGCAACCCGGAGGTGTTCTGGGCCGGGCTGATGGACCAGATCAAGGTGCGCACCGGTGACGGTGAGGGCCAGGAAGGCCAGGTGCTGCTGCGCTGCGAGCTGACCGGCCGCGGCAGCCTGGGCGCCCAGGGCCTGCGGCTGAACAACGCCCAGCAGCAGCGCCGGGCCCCGGGTGACACGGGGCTGAGCCGCATCGAGCAGCTGACCGCACAGCCCCGGCCCTGGCTGACCAAGAAGTTCCAGCGCATATGAGCCGCCCCAACATCGCCGGCCCCATGCAGCCCAGCCCGCCGCGGCGCCTGCCTGACTGGCCAGCCCGCCTGGGCCAATGGGCCGCGCAGCGCGGCACCCGCCCGTTTGCCTGGGGCCATGACGACTGCGCCGCCTGGGTGGCCGATGCAGTGGCCGCACTGCATGGCCGCGACACCCTGGCTGAGCTGCGCGGCACGCGCCGCACCAGGCTGCAGGCCCGCCGGCAGCTGCGCCGCATTGGCGGCTACACCGCAGCCCTGGCGCGCGCCGGCTTGCAGCCGGTGCCGCCGGCCCTGGCCCAGCGCGGTGACGTGGTGCTGCTGCAGCCCGACACCCCCGCCCAACCCCGCCACACCCTGGATGCCGACGCCGACCTGCAGTGCGTGCTGGCCGTGTGCCTGGGCGAAGACGCCGCGGCGCCAGGCCCTGCAGGGCTGGCGTTGGCACCCATGGCGTGCGCTGTGCGCGCCTGGCGGGTGTAAGGGATCCACATGCCAGTGCTACTGCCCATCCTGGCCAGCGCGGGTGCTGCCATTGGTGCTGCGGGTGCAGCCATCGGTGGCTTTCTGGGCACCACCTTCCTCGGCATCAAGCTGGGCACCTGGGTAGCGGCCAGCCTGCTGGTGCACGGCCATGTGAAGCAGCGCCGCGCCCAGAAGCGGGCACGCAACGCCTACAACGACGGCCTGACCGACCGCACGGTGACCTTCACCGACGCCAACGCGCCCTGGCAGGTGGTGTACGGCGAGGCCGTGGTGGGCGGGCGCGTGGTGGCACAGCTGACCAGCGGCGACCGCGACCAGTACCAGCACGTGGTGGTGGTGTGGGCCGACCATGAATGCCACAGCATCCCCGATGTGCTGCTGGCCGGTGTGCCGCTGGGTGCGCTGGACAGTGACGGCTATGTCACCAGCGGGAAGTACTTCAAGACCGGCACCGACCTGGAGACCGCCACCGTGACGCTTGATGGCAGCGGCGCATGCACCCTGCCCGAGGTGCCGGTGTCGGTGCTGGGCATGAGCTACACCACAGGCAGCGGATCCACTGCGCAGGACGTGACACTGCCTGGCAGCGAGGTGATCGAGTCAGGCGGCACCACGGTGACCGTGAAGCCCGAGCATGTGGCTGCGTGGGCCGGCCGCACGGTGCGGGTGAGCTACCGCGTGCCATTCCAGCAGTTCTTCAGGGGCGGTTCAACGGGCAGCAACGCCAGCGTGCGTGTGCGCAGCTACCTGGGTACCGCTGGCCAGGCGGCCGACGCGCTGACCATCACCGAATGCCCGGGCGACTGGAGCAGCACCGACAGGCTGGCCGGCAAGTGCTACAGCATCTTCCGCTTCACGCTGGACGAGCCAGAGTTTCAAGGCGGCCCGCCGCTGATACAGGCCAGGCTGCGCGGCAAGAAGCTGTACGACCACCGCACCGACACCACCGTCTGGAGCGCCAACCCGGCGCTGTGCCTTGCCGACTTTCTGGTGTCCGAGTACGGCAAGGGCCAGCCCAGCAACGCGGTGCTGTGGGACAGCGTGGACGCGGCCGCCAACGTGTGCGACGAGGTGGTGACGCTGACCGCCGGCGTGGTGGTGACGGGCCCGCGCTACACCTGCAACGGATCGTTCACCACCGACACCGACGCCGACGACACCCTGGTGGCCCTGGCTGACAGCATGGCGGGGTTTGCCACCTTCACCGGGGCGTGGCATGTGCAGGCCGGCGCCTGGGGGTCGCCGGCCATCGTGTACCTGACCGATGCCGACAACATGGGCAGCGTGGAGGTGGTGGAGTGCCCGGACGGGCAAGAGATGGTGAACGGCCTGCGCGGACAGTTCTTCGACAAGGACCGGTTTGGCCAGCGCACCGACTACTCGCCCTACAGCAACGCCGCGTTTGTGACGGCCGACGGTGGCGAGGTGTGGGGCACGTTGCACCTGCCATTCACCGACACCAACTGGCGCACCACCATGCTGGCGCGCATCCAGGTGGAGCGATCGCGCGCCCAGCAGATCGTGTACCCCGCCAAGCTGCGCGCACTGCGGGTGCGTGTGGGCCAGCGGGTCAGCCTGACCAACAGCCTGCTGAACCTGGACAACGCCATCTACCGCCTGGTGCGCAAGCAGTTCCGCATTGGCGGGCCGGTGATGATGACGCTGGTGCAGGATGACGCCAGCATGTACGACCTGGTGGACGCGCCGGGCCCGCTGCCGTCACCCACCGCCCCCACGCGAGACCCGTGGGTGGTGGAGCCGGTGGTGGGCCTGACCGGCGCCAGCAACGAAAGCGTGGTGGTGCGTGACGACGACGGCACCGTGATCAGCCGCGCCACGCTGGCCTGGGCCGCCACCACCGACCCCTACGTGCTGACGGGTGGCGCCCTGCAGATCGAGCTGCGGCTGGCCGCTGACACCGCCTGGGGCCGCCTGGCCGACGTGGCGCCCAACAACACCAGCATTGCGCTGCCGGGCCTGCAAGACCGGCGCTACTACCTGGTGCGTGCACGCTGGGCCAACGCACTGGGCAAGGTGGGGGACTGGGCGTCGATCTCGCTGATCACCGCTGCGCCGTCAGACCTGAGCGCGGTGGGCGCGGCGGCCGCCCTGGCCGCGGCCGAGGCTGCGCAAGACAGCGCCGACGCCGCCAACGCCGCGCTGAGCGACATCGCCAACGACAACATGCTGACCCGGGGAGAGAAGCCCCGCGTCAAGCTCGACCACGCGGCCATCACCGGTGAGAAGGCGGGCATCGACGCTGCGGCTGCGGCCTACGACATCACCACCGAGCGCACCGCCTACAACAGCGCCGTGTCTGCCCTGGCCAGCTACCTGGGCGGGTTGACGCCGGCTTGGGACGACACGACGCAGAACACGCCCATCACCCGCAGCGCATTCCAGGCCGCGTTTGCCGGCGTGTACAGCGCGCGCCAGGTTCTGCTGAACAAGGTGGCCCAGGTGGCGGGCACGCGGGCAGCGTGGGCATCGATCACTGGACTGGGCAAGCCGGCGGACAACGCCACGCGGGGCAAGAACCTTGCCCTGCCATTTGCGCAGTGGGCCCTGGCCGGCCAACCGCTGGCCACAGTGAGCGACGGCAAGGTGGGGCCAGAAGTGCTGCGGCTGTTTGGCGGCGGCTACCCGAACATGGGCATCTATGTGCCCATCGATCGGAGCAAGACATACCGCACGCGGTTCTGGGCGCGGCCGTCTGCTGATGCCGCAGGCGTGTTGTACTTCAGCCTGCAGCAGTTCACCGATGCAGTGGGCAATGTCGGACCGGTGAATGGCGGGCGATCGCCTTACAAGCCCGGCGGCGTCGGCCGCGCGGCGCACGAGGCGGCTGCAGGCGGCAGCTACGCCTGGCTGGAGTACTCCTTCACATGGGATGTCAGCGATTGGCAGGCGGGGGTGACGCATGTACGGCCTGATTTTCTTGACAACTACAGCCTTCAGTCCGGGTGGTGGGAGGTGCAGGACTTCACCTTCGAGGAAGTGACCGAGGTAGTGGCGGCCCAGGCGGCAGCCAGCACTGCAGCCACCGCCGCAAGCAATGCCCAGACCGCAGCCAACACCGCCAACACTGCGCTGGCCAACATCGCCAGCGACAACGTGCTAACCCGTGGCGAGAAGCCAGCCGTGATCCTGGACTGGACGGTAATTGCCGGCGAGCAGGCCGGCATTGACGCGCGGGCGGTGGCCTACGGCATCACCACCGAGGTGTCGGCCTACGACAGCGCCATCACCGCGCTGGCGACCTACCTGGACAGTCTGTGGCCCGCCTGGAACGACCTGAGCCAAGACACACCGATCACTGGCACCACGTTCCGCGCCAGTTTTGCGGCCGTGTATTCCACCCGCCAGGCGCTGCTGAACCAGATCGTGGTGGCCACTCTGGCCGCTGCGGCGGCTGATGCCACCAGCAAGGCCAATGCCGCCAACACCGCCGCGCAGACAGCCGCAGCCCTTGACGCCCAGGCCCGCGCCAGCCTGGCCGAGGTGACGGCCAAGGCCTATGCCGACGGCATCGTCAGCGACGAAGAGGCCCGCGCCATTGCTGATGCCACCACCAAGGCCAATGCCGCCCGCATTGCGGCCGAGGCAGCCGCTGCGGCAGATGCAACCGCCAAAGCCAACGCGGCCGCGCTGACATCACTGTGGTCAGGGGTGAGCGGCAGCGGCCGGCCGGCTGACAACGCCACGGTGAACCGCGTGAGCTACAGCGCCACGGCGCCCAGCAGCCCAGTGGATGGCGATGTGTGGGTAGACACCAGCGCCGCGCCCGCTGTCACCAGGCTGCGGGTGGCGGGCTCTTGGCTGGCCGGCGCCAACCTGAGCACCGGCGCGCTGGCGCAGCTGGACGCGGTGAACACCGCGCAGATCAGCAGCGGCGCGGTGCACGACATCTTGGTGCTGTTTGACGCCACCGGGCACTTCGAGAGCAACGCGAGCTGACCCACCCATGGCCCACCTGTCAGGCACCTTCTCATCGGCGTTTGCCGGCACGCTGATCGTGACGCTGGAAGGCACGTTCGAGACCAGCACCAGCCGGGACGCGGGCTTTCCCAGCGGCAACGCCAACATGCTGTACCGGGGCGTGGTCAACGGCGTGGCCATGCCGTCGCTTGAACGCACCACACCCACGGTGACCAGTGAGTTTGATTACCCCGGCGGCAGCGCCAGCTGGGCCCTGTCGACCGAGCGGCTGCAGACCGCCTACAACGGCACCATCGGCGCGGTGGGCTTCAAGAACCTGCGCATGACCTGCGTGCTGAAGAAGCGATGAGCGCCGAAACCGCCTGGTGGTCGTTCTACCTGCTGGCTGACGGCGTGTTCACCGGCGCGCGGGTGCGGCTGGTGCCCTACAGCGCCAGCCAGCTGCTGGCCTGCACGCCCCCGGGCTGCGGCGCACTGGCCGGTGAGCACGACAGCCAGGCCGTGCGCATTGACCTGCCCACCGGCGAGCTGGTGGCCTACCAGCCCCCGGCCCCGCCCGACACCAGCTGGCAAACCTGGGCCTGGGATGCGCCCACCTGGCGCTGGGTGCCCACGCCCACCACGGCCGCCGTGGCCGCTGACGTGCGCGCCGACCGCACCCAGCGCCTGGCCGCCTGCGACTGGGTGGTGGCCCGCGCCACCGAGCTGGCCGAGCCGGTGCCCACCGCCTGGGCCACCTACCGCGCCGCGCTGCGCGATGTGCCCGACCAGGTGGGCTTCCCCCACACCGTGACGTGGCCTGAGCCACCGGCCGACTGATGCCCGCGCGTTGCACGCCTGTCCACCAATGCGGCCGCGCCGGCTGCCGCTGCCTACCATGCGCCGCTTTGATGGAGCGAACACATGGCGCGATGCAACACCCTGCCGGCACTGCTGGCCAGCCTGCTGGTGATGGCCCTGCTGGCCCTGCTGGCCGGCTGTGGGGGCGGTGATGCCGAAGACGAGCCCGACCAGGATGTGCGCCCGCCTGCCTGCCAGGCCGACCCCAAGGCTTGCATCTAGGCAAGCCCGCGCCGGTCTGCAACAGGCCCGGAGGATCGTTCAGCGCACGCTGGGCAACGCGGTGCAGCCGGCAGAGTTCACCCGCCGCGTGCGCCTGCTGTTCCGCCTGGGCAGGCGGCATTCACTTTCGTTGGGCGAGATCCTGCAATGCCGCGTGGTGCGCGGCGATCAGTGCGGCCTGGGCCGGCGAGAACTTGCCCTTCGCATTGACCGCGCCCGCAGGGATGCCGGCAAGCGGCGCTGAGCCGGTTCGGCTACAGCCGCTGCAGACAACCCGCACTTCGACCAAAAGCTGACCCTGCTCGATTGCGTCAACTGCCACTGCTGCGCCGCAGTGGGGGCAGGGCTTGTCGACCTTCATCGCTTGAGCACCGTCAGCAGCGCCAGCTGCTTGTCGGGCCCCATCGCATCGAACAGCGCCAGCAGCATGCGGTGGGCATCGTTGCGGGGCTGAACGCGGTGGACCACACCACCCACGGCAACCTCAAACGCCGACTCCCCCCGGTTCATGGCCTCTACGGCTGACATGGGGGGTTCGTCCAGGCTGGCCTTGAGCCTGCGGATGATTTCCGCGCTGAGCGTGCGGCCGTTGATTCCGGCTTCCCTTTCAAGTGCGGCACGTAGTTCCGGTTGCAACCGGATGCTGAACGGCGGCAGGTCCCGAAGCGTTGTGTTCTTCATGAATACAACTGTATCTGTCGGGTATTGCATTCTGTGTAGTACGCGGTGTACTATTGCCAATTGCACTACAGAGACCGCAGCCATGAAGAAGCAATACGACCACCCCGTGATCGCCCGGATGCCTGATCCGTTGATCAAAAAGCTGGACGCTTCAGCGCGTCGCGCTGGGCGATCACGCAGCGAAGAGATGCGTTTGCGTCTTGAGGAAAGCTTGTCACGCGCCAAGGCTGTGACGGCAACCATCACCACCAGCGTTTCCGTAGTGCCTTGACCAAACGCGGCAGTTTGCCGCGCACTGCTGTCATCACGTACTACGCAATGACTGCGTTTTTTCGTGAATACGCGCGGCGTCATCACTACCGATTGGAACGACCAATGACCAAACCCGACGCTAGCGGCGCAGTCACGCTGCAGTTTCAGGACACCGAGTTCAACGTGATCGACTTGCATGGGCAGGTCTGGTTGCGGGGGTTGCAAGTTGCAACTGCCCTGGGGTTTAAGAACCCGGCGCAGGACTTCAAGAACCTCTACACCCGCAACGCGGCCGAGTTCTCTGAAGACATGACCCAGGTGGTCGAGCTGCCCACCGCCGGCGGCCGCCAGCAGGTGCGCATCTTCAGCCTGCGCGGCGCGCACCTGCTGGGCATGCTGGCGCGCACCGCCGTGGCGGCCGCCTTCCGCCGCTGGGTGCTGGATGTGCTGGACGGGCTGGACGTGCCCCAGCAGATGAAGCCGCTGAGCCACGCCACCCGGCTGGCCTACATGAAGGAATGCCGGCTGATCGCCCGCGAGCTGGGCACGCTGGGCAGCAGCAGTGCGCGCAGCTATGCAGAGCAGCTGTATGCGCAGCTGCGCCAGCTCACCCGCTGGGTGGGCCTGCCCGTGCAGCCGCTGGCCGGCCTGTGCCCGGGCCTGGCGCAGATGACCTTGGGTGAGGTTGGCAACAACGGCGGCAGCGGCAAGCCCTGACATGCCGCCACTGTGCCGGGCCCCCGCGCCCGGCACCAATGAAAACCCGAGCAGGAGCGACCCATGCGAAAGAAATACGCACTGCAGCGCCGGCACGCGCTGGATGTGTTCGAGGCCTTCCACCAGGCGGTGATCCTGTCTGGCGACGTGCCCGGCCTGGCTGCCCGCATGGGCGTGCGCCCCGGCACGCTCTACAACAAGGCCGAGGCGGGCGACGACAGCCACAACCAGCCCACGCTGCGTGATGTGGTGCTGGTGACCGAGATCACCGGCGACATGCGCGTGGTGCAGGCCCTGGCCGCCACCTTTGGCCTGGCCACGTTCGACACCACCGCCCAGGCCCAGGCCAGTGACGAAGAGCTGCTGACCCTGCTGGCCGACATGGGGGCCGAGACGGGCCAGTTCCACGCCGCGCTGGCCGAGGGGCTGCGCGAGCAGCGCTTCACCCTGGCGCAGATGGCCCACATCCGCCGCGAAGCCATGGACGTGGTGGCCGCGCTGATGACGGTGCTGCACCGGCTCGAGGACTACGTGGACGACGCAGGCCAGCCGCAAGCCAGCCCGCACCCCACGCCGGAGCCGCGCCGTGCCCGGGCCTGACACCACCGCACCGGCCGCCCCCCCGGCGCTGGCCCTGGTGCCCAAGCCGGCCCGGCTTGCGCCGCAGCACCGCCCCATCGTGCACCTGCTGCCCGGTGGCGTGCGCATTGGTGGTGACGCGCTGC